TTAATCTTCTTTTCCAATTTGTTTCATAATCTGGTCTGCATATGTGCTTAATCCTGCAACCAGAATGCCTTGCACGATTGCTGTAAATGTTGCGAGCGCAATCTCCTGACTATTGCCAATTGATGTATTGGCAAATACCCAAATCGCACAAAGGACAATTCCAATTCCACCTAAAATCATAGGAATGTATTTATCCTTAATCGCATCAGCCTTTTTCAGCCATGTGCCAATAAAATAAAGAACCAGAGCAACGACAACAAGCTCTGGCTTCACGTAGTTCATGATTTGTTCCATTTAGTCCTTATCTCCTTTATTCTCCAAATGAAGAGCCTTAATTTCTTCATACAATTTCGTGCCAGTTCCATTCCCACCAAGCGCATGATATGCCTCGTACATGTCACAAAAATTCTCATATGCATAAGATGGTATGTATCCAAGTTCTACATATTTGTCATGGTATTCATACAATCCTATTTTTAATAACGCTTTCGTTCCATCGCAATTAGCATTTCTTTTTTTGTACTCTTCTTGAATACGTTCATCACGCGCCTTTGCATCATTGATTTGCTTTTGCTTCTGCTCTTTTAGAAGCCAAATGATATAACCGAGAATGATTGGGAGCACGATTAAATACGTTTGGTACAGTAAGTTAATCATTGCATTATCCTCTCTTTAAATAATTATTAAGGATGCTATGGTCTGTCTCGAATAGCCCTGTCAATCAACCTCCAATCTAAAATAATTTGTAATGTGGAATCTTCTCGCCCCACAAGAGGTGTCGAATATAATCATCAAGCACAACTGCGACAGCTGATAAGAAAAACCATATTGCAGTAAATGGCAAGCATATCTGCCCCAGTAAATTGAAAGGCATATTACTGTAATCCCATACATGCCAACCAAGCCATAGATTCACAATGCAACCACATGTAAACTCCAATGAAGTGATCACAAGCGCTCCTATCAACATCTGCTTTGCCAATGGCATTTTCTTGTATTTCTCATTGATGAACCCAATCAAAAAGAACGCCAGCCCACCAACAATAAACATTGACCAGTGGGTGCGTCCTCTTACGGTTAATTCAATTAATACATATAGCAGACCACCAATCCAAAATAGAATCAATGGTCTTAATTGCTTCATGACTTCTGAGCCAACATGGCTTTTAGTGGCTCAGACTGATAGGCTTCCGGAATACCTGTGCCGTAGGTAATCCGTCCAACATCTTCCTTGCTTTCCAGTGAGCGGATGTAAATTCTGAGATCGCGAAAATACGTGATATGCCACGTAATGAATTCCATTGCTGTAGCTGTGATTTTTGCCATATCTGTATTACTGTAAAACTTGCAATGCTTTGTTTCATCAGAAGTATGCCACGGGATATTCTCTTCACCGGAAGCGACCTGTGTCTGCAACCCAACAAGGCTCGTCTGGTCATGGTCGGTTAATGAAAAATGCTCCACAGAGCCATCAGACAGAGTGACATCAACGCCACTTTGAATAGCATCTTGCTGAGCTTTATTCATCTCTGCAACTTTAGCTTCTTTCACTTCATCAAGTGTCGGCTCAGGCTCAGGCATTGGTTCAGGCTCAACAGGCTCAACATACACACTACCATCGTTGGAAAGAATGTAGCTGTCCTCGTTCTCTTTGTACAAGGTCTTGAATCCATCATACTTTCCAAAGACGCTTCCAGCATCATTCAACAGGTGAAAACCGGACAAGTTCACCTCTGCACCGGAAATCTGAATCAGATGCTCTCCTAGTTTCTTCACAGACGCTTCTACCGTGTCTGTATTATCAAGAAATAACACATGCATAGGTTATTCCTCCTTTCAATAAAATAAGAGCCACAAGGCTCAAATAAATGGTTTACAGTTACTTAACTAAATAGCAAAATAACAATTCTAAACAAGCCAAATGGAAATGGCAGCGCGCTCAGAGTCTTCGATGCGACTGAAAATCTCACATATGGGTGCTGGCAGAATGGATTATACCGGTACGGTGGCTACTACGGCAATGGCGCACCGTCTGATTGGGCTGGAATCATGCTGGTGTCTCCAATCTATATTAATGGAGAAGTCAACGGCTATCTTAAAGTTGCATGGGATATGAGCATGACCCAGTACATCATGAAAAACAACAAGGACGGATCCGTGGCTCATAGTTGGAAACAACTTTAATTAATTACAAGTATCCCGGATGCATGATATGTAGCATATCCATCGTATCCGGTACTTCCCATCCATACAGACCCGTCTTTGTAAAAGGAAAAGATATCTTCGCCTACCGGATATCCAGCAACATTTATATGACCGAAAGAATGTTGATCAAACGGTAGGGTGAATGGGATTTTTACGCCCTGATCTCTTCGGTTACTTGCACTTTGGTTATTTATGTTTTGAGCAATGTTAAACCATAGTAAGTTATTTCCGAGTTGTTTATAACTAAAAATCCAACCAGATAAATCAATGACAGCGTAATCACCAGCCATCATTTTGCTATTTAGTTCTTTAACTGCCTTTGCGTCAACAAAGTATCCTTCCTCTGTCACGAGGTCGATTTCATCCAAAGTCACAAGCTTATTTGCATAGACATTATTGATTGCTTCACGCTCTTCATTAACCTCTTTTGCTCCGTATGGACTTCCGACTTGGCTATACGCTGTTGAATCCTGGAAAGATACAGTACCGTCAGAGTTATTCACCTGCGTGTACTTTCGCTTGCTATTTTGGCTCGCCAGAATATCGTCTTTAAAATCTGTGCTTAATGGTGTATATGTTGCCATTTCTATTCCTCCTTATATTCTAATACAGGACATCTGCCCCAATCTGAAACTTAATCTATGCTTCATAGCTTCTTGCCGACTAAAGCCGTTATATAGCTTCAAACATGCGCTTTCCAAACGGTTGAAATCCTCAAAAGTCGGGGTTCTGTTATTTGCATACCAATTTTTATGCTCTCCATCGTAAAATGCATAAGTGTTATTCTTGAGAGATTCAAGATTATCTTCCATAGCATTAAATTCTTCTGCATACGGAAAATCTGAATACCCCTCTTTGTCAACACCCATTTCGGTGAACGGGAAATTGATATACAGCTTAAGCGCCTGTTCCCGGATGTACGCTATGTTGTTTTTGATTCGGTTGTAATCTGTGTAATTGAAATAATCATTTACAGTCCAATCAGTTTTAGGTTCTTGCCACACACTCTTTCCTCCTTGTAATTAATCCACCGCCAAGTAATCCGGCATTGAATGTAATCTGCGATTCCTCAACGATTGTTCTCAAATCAGGGTCATACTTATTTTCCTGTCCAATCGTGTCACCACAATCAATTGCTGGCTCTCCACGGTAATCAAGCTCGTATTGGATTCCAGACGCAAAGTAATCAGCCAGCCACGCTGTTACAAGCTTACCGTGTTCAGCATTGGATATTAATGGATTCTGCCATTCTTTATCCGTTCCACGGTTATTTATCGTCTGAACTGTATATGCAGTAGATACGTTGTATTTATAGCCTTTCACAGCTATCTTAATTTCTTCACCTACCGATACACCGGAGATTGCAAGTTCAACGTAGTATGCGCCAGAAGATTTGATTTCTATGGATTGTCCACTCTTAGCTTCTTCAATGATTGCCCTGTAGCCATAACAAGCATCTGTCATGTAGTAGATGGCGTTATTACCATCGTACACGAGTGTTTCTGATGTAAGGTCATCTTCCACATTTGATTTTGAATAAAGGTATCTTGCAACCTTAACATTCTTGATTTTATCAAGCTGTGTTCCGACTGGAGTAGAGTATAAATCATCGTATTCAAGCTTATACGCCGTCTCAGAACCAAGCGAAATATAATTCAGATGAATACGGTTATGTGGTTCTGTCTCCACAAATTCAATCTCGATTTTGTCATACTCGGCAAAATCGTATTGAAGCTCAAAGTTCTCAGCGATTCCAGACTGAATTGTGACCGTATCATGCAGTACATTGTCTGAGTAGGTCCGTATCACGAATTTCTTCGGAAGATTCTTTTCAAATTCAATATAGATTCCGTATGCTTTATACTTCGCTTCTAGCGTTCGTGTAATGATTGGGTTTTCAGCAAATAATCCATTCTCGTCACTCACGGCCAAACTAACATATCCAGTATTTTGTATACCGGACTTTGGAAGAAATACCATTTTCCCGTCAGCAAGCCACCGGTTATTTTCATATGTCGCAAAATCTGTTTTTGCTGTCTGAGTATCAATACTCGACACATCGGAATAATCCGTTGTTCCATTAGAAGTTGTTTCACACTCTGGACGGAATAACGAATGAATACGAATACGTCCATAACGGTCATAATCAAGCACACATCTTCCGGCATTTGCAATAATCTGTAATGCTTCTTTGTGTCGAACGTTCGGAAGTGGATTATGAACAATTATCTTTTTCAGATATGTGTCCAAATAATAATCTTCCTGTGCAACTCCTGCATCTTCCAGTACAAGAACTGCTAAATCATACAAGGTAATTCCAGTTTCGTAATACTGCCCTTTATAGTAATCATCACTGAGGAATTTTAGTACATCAACAGCCTTAATCGTTGCTTTCTCATCTGATGCGCTCCATTCATATACATAGAGCGAGTGCATCTGCAACCATTCCACTTTGCCATTATCCAGCATATAACCCATTACAACATTCATTCGCTGTCCACTTTCCAAGAAGTTGATCTCAGATGCCGGATTATCTACGTTGAATATCTGCTCATCATTATTAAGCGTTATGCTAAACTCTGATTCCGGTAAATCATCATTGATTGCAGATAAGCTTGTCTTACTATTTGCTTCCAAAATCCATTCATCATCATATTCAAGTCCAAGCCCGAACTGAATATAATCAATTCTGACACGGTTATTCGGAACACTCATTTCCGTAACAACCAATTCGATAGATGACGTATTGCTGAATACAGTATCTGTTTTAAATACCTGAGCATTATTTTCAAACTCAACCGATGTTCCATCATCAGTCATTGCAGAAAACTTAGTTGGATAATTTTCACCAAACTGAATAGTCAATCCTTTAATATCAGATTTTCCATATCCAAATACGAACTTTATATGCAATTCATTGTTGAATAAGCTCTTACATGTATATCCATCTTTCCAGTAGGAGGCAGTATCTTTCGGCAGGAAATACATGGTGCCGTCTGCTCGAAACATATTCTGTTCATAAGTCGCATATCGCTTGGCTGTATGCTGATTGAATAATGTACTTGGGTCTGAGAAACCGTTATAATCTGTATTTTCCAATGATGCAGATTGCTGTGCTTCTTGATTAATCAATCCAAGTTGCACTTTCATGAAAGACTGTTCACGAATCGGACGCTTCATGGAATCTTTATACTCTTGAGATGTCTGATACATGTCTACCACCCCGAATCAATAATATTGACTTTACAATTAATGTATGCAATCGGAACACCGTTTTTATCATATTTGAACACGTCTGCCGACCTATCACCTGGATACATCGTGAGTGTTCTCCAACAGTTGTTTACCATATCCCAAAATTGCACGCTGGAAAAGAAATGCTTATCAAATTCCTGTAGCATACTTGACCATGTTTCGGCATCAAGATACGGCCATTCAAGGTTGTTGATTTTATAATTGTCTCTGCCAATCTTCTGTCCCACAACCTTGTTGTTCGCATTCCTAGCAGCATCAACAGCCGTTGTTACTATCATGTTGGGATAGCGTTTCGGTGCTGGAAAAGGCTTTCCATTCACCCTTATAAAATTGGATATATGTCTTGCTGCCCTTTCCTACACCTCCTAAGCTGGACTAAAAGAAAAGCCCGTATTGCTACGTGCTCTTGAAATCTGTTTGTCTACTCGTTTACTATCCATATTTACGCTGACTTCTTTCTTAAGAAGCGCTTTCTGATTTTCAATCACTTCTCTCAGAAGCATATTTGTTTCATCATTTGCATGCTCTACACCAGCACTGATTCCAGAAATAATCTGGTTATTATTGGCTACTACATGCTGATTTCCTATGTTTCCAATGTACTCAGAACCGAATCCGTTTTCATTGGCTACATATATTTCACCACTCTTCGGAATACCACCATTTTCGTATCCCTTGTATCCCCTAGCTGTCCAGCCGTTGTACAAACTTCCATATCTCTTTACCGTGTAATTGATTGCAGCAATCATGTTTGATAACGGGTCGTAGATATTGGTATTGTATCCAGCCATCGCATTTGCATGGAATGTTGGGTCAATGACCTGCATCAGTCCTTTTGATGGAGTCCCACGCTTCGCATTGATATCCCAGTTATTAATCGCATTCGGATTTCCACCAGACTCATGTTGCATCTGAGTGAGCAATGCATTCAAATTTGATTCGCTGAACTGATTTGTAAGCTCGAGAGCTTTCTTTGCCAGTTCTCGCCACTGTTCTACACCAGCACTTGCCTTGTAATCAACTTTCGGAATTAAAGCACCGAATACGCCTTTGATTTTATTCAAAATCGCATCGAATGTCTTATCAATCATTCCTTTGCCAATTCTTGTCCAAGGCTCAAACATGCCGGAAATGTCGGTATATTTATCAAGGGCAATCTTAACAATAGATTCAGGGTCGCTGATGTATTTCATCACATCTCCACTGAAACTTTTAATTGCGCTCCATGCATCACCAAAGAAGCTACCGACACCATTTTTAAACCGAGGCATACCGCCCATAAGTGCTTTTGTTTGCTCTGCCGGCATAATCTTTGTTCCCTTTTGCAATGGTAGCATTACATTTCTACCCTCGGGGATAAATGCTCTTCCATTTGGAGGCATAATCAGTTCTTTGTAAACAGAACCCGGCTGATCGTTGACGATACCTAATGTATTCTTCGCAAGTCCATCTGTACCATTGGCAAAGTGAACTCCTGCCCACTCGCTTAGATTTCCAGTACTACCAACAGCACTAAGTACCCAGTTAACGCCCTTGATTACACCGTTTACCAATGACTTGATAGGTTTGAACGCGTTCTCAGCAATCCCTTTGAAGAATTGACCAAGTCCACTCCAAATGCTTTTTACTGAGTCATAAGCTTTTTGGAAACCGCTTCGGAAAAACTCAGGAACCCCGGAAAATACTTTTTTAATTTCTGAATATCTATCAGAAAACCAAGAGCCTACGAACTTCCATGCAGTTTGAGCCAAATCTTTTGCCAATGTGAATTTCCCTTGTATCCATGTTGGAAATTCAACAACTACCGATTCTATTCCGCTTATGCAATCTGCAAAAAAGCTCTTTGCAGCTGACCATGCGTTTTGAATCGTTTGCCATACAATCACCAGCTCGTCACCTACAAAAATTCCGAAATCACGGAACCTTTCAAATTGACTTATTGCTCCATCAATAATATTGGTAAAAGCCATAAGAGGATTTGCGTTAGCTAAAATCTTAAACGCCAAGTCAGCTATATCAGAAACCCATTTAATTTCTGAAATCTTAACGTTGTCAGTCCCACAAATCTTATCAACGATTCCCTGCGCGATTCCAAGCGCAAAATCTTTCGGAAAATCCGTTGCTGCCTCTGCAAGTGCTTTAACAAATTTTGATAAATCCCAAGCTAGTCCAGCCCAATCAATACCACATATGAAATCAACAAGCTTTTGTCCGATATCCTTGAATGTTTCATCTTTTTGAAGTTTTTTAATTGCAGCTGTCATTGCCTTAAGGATACCTTTTGCAAAATTACTTAATGTCTCACCCGTCAACTTTGCATCCCAGTTCTCAAAAAATCCTTTCAGACTAGATGCCAAAGATGCACCCAAATTCGTCCAATCAAAATTAACTGCGAATGCATTGGCGAAATGGAATGCTGTATTAATTGCATTTGCAAGCGTAGCACCCAAATCATAGAACAGGCGTGGTGAAATCAATCCATTAAGGAATGTGGCTAAATCTTTACCAAAGTTTTCAGCTTTCTTGTAAACAGAATGCCAGTCAATTGATTCTAATGCGCCACATAATTTCATGTTCAACATTCTTCCGATTTTAGTAAAATCAGATTTAGCTACAGAATCTTCAAACATTTTCGCAAGGTCTTTCATGGAATTTGGAACTTCAATCGTTTCAAACATGTCTGAAATTGCCGGTTCATTACTAGAACCGCTACCACCAGTCCCACCGGATCCACCGCTTCCACTTCCCGAACCATTATCTGTGTTTGGCTGAATAACATTCAGTTCATCAATCCCAAGTGTGTAATTAGCTAAATCCTTAACAGCCTTTGCAGTGTCCTTAACTGCCTTACCTGTATTTCCTGCACTCTTCGTTGCTGTATCTAATCCGGAAGCATAATCTTTCCAAGCCTTTTTAGCCTGTACAACAAATCCTTTTCCGGTTAATGCAGCCATAAACTGTCCGACCTTATTTATTGCTCCAGCCAACATATCAATAAACGCTGATACATAAGGAGCAACTACATTTGCAATAGGAGCAAACGCGACAGCCCAGGCATTCTTCAGATAAAGTAAAGATGAAACCATGCTCGAAATACTCTTGTTGTATTCAGAGCTGTATTGAGCCAAGTTATCTGAACCCTCTTTAATAGCATTCTTGATTTGACTAATCATTCCAAATACAGAGGAAAACATAATGGAAGAGCCAATCATGCGTCCTAATGACATCCCGTGGTTGTTTCCACCATTCTCAGATAAAGCAGATTTTAATGACTTTATCGGATGCAATGCGCTGGAAGCCATTTTCTTTGCATTCCGCATAGCTTTCGCGACATCATCGAATTGTTTCTTAATATCATTGATATTATTAGCAGAGCCTTTAATACCATTCAAAGCACGCTTGAATAGGTTTAATTCTCTTTTCGCATCTCTGATATTTTTACCAGTTCTTCTAGCTTCCTCTTCTCCGAGATCAGCTTTAGCACGATTCTTCATTGCAGTGTCATACTGCTTTTTGACAGCAATGGTTTTTTGTAACTGATAAGCAATTTTGTCATACTCAGGGCTTCCTTGTCCAAGTCCCTGCTCGCCAAGAGTTGCTAATTGTTGCTTAAGGTCTTTGATTTTATATTCGAGAGTATTAATAGCTTCTTTAGCCGGTTCCGGATTCAATCCGAGATCAGCTTTAGCATTATTAGACATCTCTTTGTCATACTGCTTTTTGACAGCAATGGTTTCAGCTAATTCCTGCGCTTTTTTATCATATTCAGCATCATATTGTCCAAGGCCTTTTGACGCTAATTCATCAAGCTCAGCCTTTAAGCGTTTTATCTGAGCTTCAAACGTATTCACAGATTTTGATGCAGAATCAGCGCCTTTTTTTACCTTTGAAAAAGTATGTTCATCAGCCCATTTATCAACGAAATCCTGTGCTTCTTCTGGAGACTGCATTTGATAAGGCGTAAATGATTCATGAGGTTTCCTATTTGAAACATAATCATCACCCTCAATAAACTTACCATCATCATTCCCTTTGTTGATTTCAAAACTGCCTGGCTTATTAGTTTTTTCCTCAAGTTTTCTACGTGCACTCGCGATTTCGTTAAGAGTGTTTTTTGTTTGCTCTAATTTTGTTAAATTTTCATACCAACCTTTGCCACCAATATAATCTGTGCCAGTAGAAGTTATCGTTCTTTCAATATTGCTCTTTAACCGGACAAGTTCTTTTTCCTTCTTCTTATATTCATTTACGAGTTCAGACAATCCCATAGAAGAATAGTCAACTTTAAACTTTGACTTACTGAGGCGAGTCTGAATCTCTTTTTGAAGCTCTTTCAGTTCTTTCGCTGGATACTTCAAATCAGAACGATTCGTGCGAATGCGAACTTCACTATTGCTGATAGCCTCTTTTTTCTTCTCAAGTCCATCAAACATTTTACTGATTTTCATTAGCTCAGAAAGTCCAGCAACGCCAGTAAAATCAAGCCCATGTGCAGATTTAGCACATTTATCAAGAGCGTCAGCCACTTTAAGTGCCTTTTTCTCAACAGAAGTCAATGTGCGACTAGCCCTATTGGCTTCGGTTTCAACAACTATTTCCAAGCTATCTACTTCATTCTCTGCCCTTGATATCACCTGCCTCTCTGATTATTAAATGCTTTCGCCCAAGCACCGAATTCGATTGATGCTATTTCTGTATTCTCAGCAATTATTTCCTCTTCGCTCCGTTCATCAACAATATTATCCTTAAAGAATATGTGTTTTTCCGGATATGAACTGTTTTTATTCACTACTTGTCCAATGGCTCTTAATACATATGCGCCTGTCATCCAAGACGTAAAATCAGCCATTTGCAATTGCTTCTTTTCCTGCTTTTCTTTTTCATCACGGTATACGAGAAGAGCTTTTGGAGACATCTTCAAAAATTCCGAATACCCGATACCGCAATAAGCAGCCATTGGAAGCCAATAATCGTAAATGAATTGCGTGCAACTACTAAATCGGATTACTCGTCCACTTCCACATTCTGCTCGTCTGTTTCCGTTTTCGCTTTCGTACCTTTCTTCTTCGGCTCTGCTACTCCCAGAACCTTTCGGAAAAAAGCTGACTCAGCTACAGCCTCATAAAATGAACGAACGATATCTTTTACATCTCCACCACCTAAAACGTGTTGTTCAACCAGTTCTTCTGCGCCAGTTCTATCAAGACCTGTTGCAACGCATGTAAATCCCATTGCAATCAACATGTACTGATTCTTAGCAAAAGCATCCGTGATTGAAAACCCCTGCTCTTCCATGTGTGTGAAGTCTCCGAATTTCATTTCTCCGACTTTGTACGTTTTTCCATTAATTTTTACACTTACCATATTGGCTATCTCCTTTTTCTTAAAAATAAAAAGTAGGGAAACCATTGACGGCTCCCCTACCATAAGATCATATTACCTGTCTACGCAAACTGTGTAGCAGCGTCTTTGTTGTAAACCTCTGTTGATGGCATGATTGAAATAGTCATTTCTCTCAAGCCATTTACAGCCCCCTCGTTAATAAATACGCTGTGCTGACCTTTCCAGCAATACTTTCCGTCTGCTCCGTCTTTACCGAAGTCAAGCTCATAAATCTGTTCTTTATCAGAACTTGCTTTGATCTCATCGAATTTCTCTTTGTCATAGTTCGCTGTGAACTGCATAGCACTCATAGACTGAACGCCTGGAACAAATGTCTGCATTTTATCTTCCATATCCGTTGTCTCAATGCTTTCCGGCTCACCACCCAACTGAGGGTAGCTCTTGATTTTGCATAACTGAGTTAATGCTGAGGCTGTTGTACCTGCCTTAAGTACGGTATTAATTGTACTCATTCCTGCTGACATGTTTACCATCCTTTCTACCGCTAACTAATGCGGTTAGCGAATACCTCTGTCGGTATCCGGTGCAAAATAATAGGAAGCCTTAAGCTTCACTTGTTTCAAATTTCTCTATTTCACCGACTGATGTTACGATTCGATTGAATCTTGCCACCATTCGATATAGACTTGTGTCCGCTGCATTTGTAATGGATTGTGGCCCGTATGTGCGAACGTAACCCATTTTTCTCATTGCATCGCAACACATATTAGCAATCTTTTTTGCTTCTGTAATACTATCACTTGAATAGCTCTGAATCTCAATCACGGATTTTACGGCATTTTCCGAATTTTCCAAATCAATAGATGAATCTGCATTATCAATCTGAATGACTGATACGGCCGGAAACTTGGCTTTGGATTTATCCTCACCGCTGGAGACATTCTTGCAAACATCATTGATATACGTTTTTACATTGGTAAATACTCTGTTTGATACATCAATCCTCGCCAAATACCCTCCTAGCAATGCGTGTAATCGTTTCCGTGTTCCTTAAAGCTGATGCAGTATTGTACATGAATGGTCTGGACGGCATACCTTTTGTCCAATGCCATTTGCCATTCTTGAAATAAAACCAGCCTTTTTCTCCATGTTCATTCACATCATAGCGCCAGCCTACTATTGAAATATCTGGGTGAGGATTATCCTTTCCCTCAATTCCAGTACCAAACTCAACGAATTTCGCCCACGGACATGCTGTATAGATATGATATGAAGCACCATTAACAATAACGTCTCCGGGCTTTATATTCATGCAATTAAGCAATTCTCCGGTATAAATAGCATCTTCACTGAGGATATTTGCTTTCGCAATTGCAACGCCCTCTTCGGCAAGCTGACGCGTAAATTCATCACATTTTTTCTGCAATTCCAGACGATACTTACGAATATCATCAGCCAATTGTCGGAATCCTCTAGCCGATAAGTTCGTTGTGTATTTAGGCATTTTTCTTCCTCGCTTTCAAGGCGACTACCAATTGATTTAGTCCATCTGCAATACCGGCAACCGTGTAATCGGCTGTCTTCCAGTCAAATGAATTGTCTGAGTCGATAATCGGCATTGAGTCACACCAAATTAATGATTCTTCCGTGACAGGAAGTTTCTGAGTTGTGGAAATCGAACGTGTATAGTCCAAATTCGTTCCAAACACATCAGCATAAGCATTCCCCTTTCCTGGACTTACACTTGCCATAAACGGAATTGGAATGCCATAAACAGGCTTTGTATCACCAGTTTCATCTCCATTTTCGTCAAGAACCGGCTCATTTCCAAGCAAATTGGAATACCATAATTTCCGTGAATTTTTCTTACAGTCTCTCATTTATACGCCACCCTCCACCATTAATGCGTATCCCTGCAACCATTCCGGTAAAAACACCGATTTGGTCACGCACAATCTTCTTTCCACTTAACCCAGTGAACGGGAGATAATTGGATCACCTAACCTCTCTTAAACCAGTGTGCATATAGCAACAACTCCTTCAAGATACTTATTTCTGTCAACCCATGTACGGCTTGTACCGTTTTCACCATGAGTGCTTTGACCCTCAACACCAATCTGATTGTAGTCATATAATGCGAGATTCTTTATATTGCTATAATATCTCTCCATATCACTACAAATAAAATCATCTTCGTAATCCATTGGATAACTTCGAGCGCCTTTTACTTCTCTGTAGGCACTTTTTACTTTTGATAAAAGCATGGAACCCTCCTCATCCGGAATATCTAATTCTATTGAAAGGTCCTTAAATATTTCATTTATCAGCTTATCCATGCGATCACCTTATTTCTTTACTGTTCTTGTAGTCTTTGGCTTCGGTTCTGTTGCAGTAGCTTTTTCAGCAACTTCAACTCGTTTCCAGCCACTCAGCGCGAATGCGGAAGCCTGAATCTCAGACTCCACATTCATTCTGACTCCATCTCTTTCAAATGTAATCATTATTCACCACTCCTAGCCTGCCGGATTCTGGCATACACCGATAGCATCCTTTTTCTGGTCGAGTACGAATGCATCGTAACGGATACGTCCCTCTACAAGATGTCCAGAGATACCAGGCGCATCATCATGAATCTTGTACTCTGTCAGCTTAATCGGTGCTGGCATAACAATTGGGTTTGTGATAAGGAAGTTTACGTTCTCCGGGAAGTAAGACTTCGGAGCTTTGATGATATAAACACCGTCAACCTCACCAACAAGTCCGTTGATTGCGATTTTTGTTGCCATATCACCTTTTTTAGTAAACGCCTCATCCAGTTTCAGCATGTTGTAGTAACCTGGTGTACACATACAGATTCTTCCACCAGTAGGAACTTTCTTGTTGTCAAGAATCTCCTGTACTGCGAGGAACTTCTCATAAGCGTTTGCTTTTGTTACTGCAATATCCTTAATAACGTTTGCTGTTGGGGCACCTGCTACCAGTTTAGAGATACGGTATGTATCAATCTCTGGAATGATAACCTCATCAATCTGACGGGCAAGAGCTGCGCCGGCTGCCATAACTCCCATTGTGTCATCTTCACTCTTCTTGTCGATTGTGAATGTGAAAGAACGGTCTTTCGCAAGTGTCATTTCCTGTACTTCATTGTTAAGCTCTGCCGGTGTACCATAACGGTTAGAACCTGTCAGAGTGTAGTCGTTCATTTCTGCTGTTGGTACGGAATATACCTTTACAGTAGCAACACCGAGCCAATCATAGGCATTGTTTACAAGTGCTGTTGTCAGTGATCCAAGTTTAAATCTTTCATCCACCTGTGGTGAATATTTCTCAGCGTAATTAATAGCCATTTTAAATCTCTCCTTTTACTAACTTTTTGTAATTAGCGAACGCGTTCTTTTTTGCGTCCGGTTATTGCATGGAAGATTAACCGTTAAAACCTTTTAGGAATAAATCAGTCTCTTCTCCTTCGCCCTGTCCAGCATTTACTGGAGGTCTGCTTTTAAGCCATTCAGATTCAGCCGCTTTGATAGAAGCATCTTTGAACTTGCTCATATTCTCAGTGACTTTCTCCATATCATTTTCAAGCTCAGCCTTTGCAGTATCTTTCGCCATTTCAGCTGACATTCCAATAGCGAGATAACGATTTGTGGCATTGGTCATCCTAATCGTATCTTCCAGCCCTTTGACATACTTCTTATGCTCTTCCTCAGCTTCTTTTTTAGCTTCTTCTTCTTGTTCTTCGGCAGTCTGTTTTGCCTTAAGCTGCTTTCTATAGTTTGCAGCTTCAGAAGATGCTTTGTTGTAGTCATTCTGCAACTTTGCACTGTTGGCCCTTTCCTGTGCTAATTGCGCCATAAGCTCTTCTACAGTAGGTTCTTTCTCTTCTGGCTTATTATCCGGCTCTTGATTCTGCTGTACCTGTCCTTCAAGGTTTTTGTTGTCATCCATAATTTACACGTTCCTTTCTTCGCGTTTAGAGTTCTCTCTCATAGTTACGTTTCGCGATTATAGACTTCTCTGTCTTTCGCGTTTGATAAGGCACTTCTCTGTGCCAAAATAAAACAGCCACATTTCTGTGACTGCAATTTCTATAAATAAATTGTTACGCATCTACAATTCACGATTTGATTTGCAGATGCCCCCAACGAGGTATCTTTGGCATGCATCATCCACGAATCACCAACACGGAAAGCCTGTCCAATCGGAATATACTTTCCATTTACCTCTATATGGTCTTTTCTAGTGACCTCATCAATGATTGCCTCCCACTGCTTCATTGTCTTTCCGGCGTTCACAGCTTCCATATATCTAGCGTGGTTTATTGCCGTATTTACTTCGTTTTCAGCCATGAACCTTGCTCTATCCAAGGAATAGTAGTAAGGCTCATTCTTGTGGCTTTTCGTGCTGTCTATGACATCATAGGAAAAGCTCTTGACGTATGTTTCTAAGTACTTATCCACGCTCGTATACTTTCTAAGCGTTTCCAAATAAGAATCTTCAATCTGCTTTCGGATTAGTTCATAATTAATTTTATTCGCTTGAGTCATTGTAAACAGAAGCGTCATTGTGACAATGAAATTTTCTTCCAGTTCTTCTGCCATCTGCATCCTTTTAGACTTTTCTTCTTCCGGAAGATTCATTTCTCCAAAATACTTCTTGAATGGCATACTGCGCTCATTTTTCACAAGTGCATTCAATTCATCAAAACTAAGATTCGTGAACATCATCATCACCCGTCTTCATTCCATCAAGAATCGGCGAGTTTCCTGTCTGATCAGATAAGTCAGACATTTCTCTCTTTGATTCTGTTTGCGGAACACTCTTCTGAATTATCAATTTCTGAAACTCTTCAATCGTTTTCTTACTGTCAGCCCACGCCTGAGCTACATCAGGGAACAAATCAACCTGTTCCATAGCAACTCGACCATTTACACCAGCTTTAATCATTGCAACCATCGAATTAACCTTTGTAGCAAGGTCATAGGTCTTATTACGAATAAATTTCGGCTTGATATCCGAAAATTCCAGTGAACGAAGTGGACTATCGAATGGAATGTCATTTGTGCTCTTAATGGCAATCATCTCAAGCTCAACGATCTCTGCTTTTCCACGGCGTAAAATCTGTTCTTCCTTGCAAGCACTATTTTCAGCAGCACTCCAACCGGAAGACATATTCATAGCTGAGCCAGTCGAACCACCACCCGGATCCGTCTGAATCGGCACATAAGCTTTCTGCAATATCGTGTTTCGCTTGCTTACAATATTTTCCTGCACTCCTTGATAATCAAATGTACTGGAAATTGCTTTCAATGTTGGAGTCCCACCGTTGCCAGTCTGCTTCGCAACAATCCATTGTCCACCTACAGGCGATTGCGTCTTTCCGCTACCATCTTTTGGTAGCTCAAATCCAGTTCCAAAGAAAACTTCTTGCGTGGTTTGTGCTACACTATTTGTAAAATCAGAAACTTCAACGTTTAGCGCATTCATATCTGAAATCTGACGTTCAAAGCAACCAGTCCTGTCCGTAGCGCGATTAAATTCTACGATTGGAATTTTCTTGAATGGATTCTTTTCACCATTTCTTCTCATAAATGACCATTCATTCTTTTTAACAGTGCCATTTATGATAGTCTGCATATTCTTAATTTCATAGCGTGTATCAGGAGTGAACACGGTATAATAAGTTGTTCCATCTTCCGTTTTCCGGAAAGTAACACCTGCCAGCTTCTCTTGAAGCGCTGAGTTTCTGTAGATGCAGAATGTAAACAACGGATTCAGTGTTACGAGATCGAACGGCGCAAGTCCATCATATGACTTTTTAATGTCAACAAATTGATAACCAATACCGTTAATTTCAACGTATCTTCCAAGCTCTTGGTCTTTTGAAAATGCGTATTCAGAATCATTCAGTTCATTCAGCATGGAAATACCATCGTCCTGCAAGTTATTCTGATTATCCGTAGATTTTCTAAAATCTTTATTTCCACGTTGGACATATGTAATCGGCTGTCCCCAAACATATCCAAGCTTAAATTCCGTAATTTGACTCGCAAGGTTATCTTGCACTCTAATATCAACTTCCTTACGAATCGTTTTCTTTCTTACAAGTGGCTGAATGCCTTTCTCATATCTCATAAGAAAAACCATTTCATTGGAATTCTGCATATGAACAATCATTGCTTTTTGCAAAACCTCAAAAATGTTTTCTTTTGTTATCTTATCAACGTCTGAATAAATCCGGCGCCTGCCAGTTAGTTCCGGATATACAAATTCTTCATTGTTGTTACTCTCAGACACCGAATTCACCTACCTTTACACAAAAATAAAAAGCGCTACATGAATTAACACATAGCGCCCTTTAAGGAGACTTTTGAAACGAATTACAAGTTCTTCGATTATAATTATAGCACTCTAAAATGTGAATTGTGTGAAACCTCACTGTGACACATATTTTGAAAGCCTTTTCGATATCGTGGAGCGTTCCATGCATAAGATATCTGCAATTTCATACTGTGACAACCCGTCTTTCGTATATTCCAGGATTGCTTTGTCCTCAACATCTTTCGCGTTCGCAATCATTGTGTCAATAGCCAGTTCCAACTCGTTCAATCTGCGAATGTCGTCTTGAATCTTAACTTCCATCTCACGGCATTTCTGCTCCCAGTCTTTCAATTGCGCTATTTCAAAATCTGAGCATCCGGTAACTGTAAATCCTCTCGGTTGATATGGAAATCCTGGATTAGAACCATATACCTTTCCAGAATATGCCGATGGTTGATTCGCCACATACCTTTCAAGTTTCTTCTGGTCCTTTTCAAGAAGGACTTTTAACAATTTATAGTTTGCAATATCTTTTCTTGTAATCTTCATTTCATTCCTCCTTAAACTGGACTTGAATAAATTTCTGCCGGTCCGCCTATTTCTCCATAGATTTTCATTGCTAACTGAGTAATTCCATCTCCGGCATCGTCATGTTCGTTATCACCAATCTGAACTGTCATGTTCAGCTCGTCCATTGCGTCACTGTATTCTTGGTCTTGATGCTCAGGATCTAAAAATATAAAATGCTTCTTTACATCACCAGAATACGCAACCATCTTCGTCATTTTTTCCATGTTTCCTGGAGCTTTTTTGTAAGAGCAACTACAGTGGTAATTATGTTTTTCCAGTTCTGAACTTACCTTATCGGAATACATATCGCCACCATTGTTAGCTTCGAATTGTATTTCTGTAAGTCGTTCTCCTATGATTTTTCCAGTAACAAGTGGAATCGTAACTTCTTTCGGACCTTTATTGAATATCCATGATGGGATATAGACATCTCCGTTTGGATATTCGTAACCAATAGGCATTGACAAGCTGTCTCCACCGCCCCACGCGACATCACAAGCTCCAACAACACGATGGTCACCTTCCGGCAGTATGCCGTTGTAATATCTTAATCCGTCTGCCGGGAACAATAGTCCTTCACGAACAAATGGAGTCTGCATGAATTTAGCCATCCACTCGTTCTTATCAAGCCTGTCGCGCATATTGTGGTAGTATTCCGTTGAGAAGCCGTGAACAGGATAATTAAAGTTGGATTCACCTTTTTCATTAAGTGCTGGAAGTTTTCTGAATTTGTATCTCGGATTATCCTTGTACTGCTTCTCGATTCTTCCTAATGGGTCAGCAACATTCCAGCGTGTACCAACCATTAACTCTTTTGAACCATCATTTTTACGGTCAACAAGGATATTCAGGTAATCTTGGTATCGTCCTTCTAATCGTCTTAGGCTTAGTGATTCTTTACGATCACGCACCAAGTCATCTACATAGAGATAACCGTCTTCGCTAATATCTACAGCACCAGTCCATGTACCATCAATACCACGGCAAGTTGTAGTTGCAAAACTTTCTACCGCATCATAGTACAATTCGTTTTTTTCTGATGATTTGCTTACGAGTTGAACATCCGGGAAAATTTCATGGAATGTATACTCTTCATTCTCTGTCAATTTGATTAAGTCGTTATGAAATCTATCTGCAAGAATACCACTGTGGCCACTCATGGCATTATGGCTTGACGGACGCTTACCGATTATCCATGCATAGAAAAAAATACAAATCGTACTCTTACCTACACGGGGTGGCATAGACAATCCATAGAAGTCATATTTGCCATCCTCCAAGTCCTGCAAGTCTTGAGCAACAATACTAAGCGGATTCATTCTAGGCTCGTAAAATTTCTTCTTGTACGGTCTATTCTTCTCCATATATAGCAGGAAACTTTCAAATCGGTTTGGAGCTTCCCATAGCAGGACTTTCCAGTACAGAGCGTTTAATGAATTAGATTTTGGCAAACAAGGAATAACCTTCTTGATATATTCAGTGATTTTTAAGCAATAAGTAAGCTCTGAATTATCTTCATTGTATACAGCTCTTGCCATATCCAAAAGATCGCTCAGAGTTTCACAGCACACTGGCTTTTTCTTTATTGCATTTATAATCTTCCTGTTTCTTTCTGTTATCCTTTTAACCTCTCCTTACACGGATAACCGCACCCAATTATGTAATGTTTGTGATTATCCAGAAGTGCTGTTACTTCTATTAATCGTCCCTCTTCTTTGCATTCATGAAGCAATTCGCATTTATCGCATTTTGTATATTTCTCAACGTATGGCACTCTTTCATATTCTTGAAAGAACGGGCACTCTTCTGATTATTCAATATACTCTGTATGTCCTGCTCCACAAATATCAATTAAGTAATTTTCTTCGTCTACTTCATCCCATTCATAATAAGAATAATGAAATTTGCAATCCACGCATCTATTTGACATATCTTCCTCCAAATCAAAAAAGAGCCAATATCTGCAATTTCTCACAAATATCGGCTCTGGCTCTTAGGCTCTGGCACTATCTTTTGTATTATATATTATATTGCCGTGAAAATCCGGTTTGATTATTTTTAGTGCTGTTATGTATCTTCCGCATCCAGGACATGCATTTGGCGAAAATCGCCAATGAAGTCCTGTTTCATATTCAAAGTCTTTAAATATATATCCGCATTTTTCACACACAGGTCTCGTTTCTACTTCCGTTTCGTAATCTGACATATTTTCCCATCCTTAATCACTGGATAATACGCTTTCTTACAATGCTTGCACCAAATCGGCGTATTCTCAATATTGGAATGCTCTTCTATCCGCTGTCCAGTCTTATGACCGGCCGGACAATAATACCAACTTTCTTTGATCTGTTCCATTATTCTAACCACTCATTGTCCAAATAATAAAATCCATACACAATGCCTCCTGTTAGTATGAGCCATGCAATCCAAAATATAACCATAGCCACTGTTGCATTGGTTTCAAACATTTTCACAATATCGTCAATCGAACTGTCCTTGTAAAAGTGTGTCTTGTTTGGAATTGTTCCATCTCTAAGGTCTGCAAAAATCGTACCCTTGTACTTTGTTTTCACTCCGTAATACACAAATCGCACTTTCACACGTTCGCCAGACTCCCAACTGTACACCTTATCTCCAGGAATTGCTTTTATGTATTTTGAAGATGGCAAATCTATCTTGTTGTAAGAAAAAGTGGATCCGCAAAATTTAATTTCTTTTGCGTGTAAAGATTCTACATTCTCTGTTTCCCATTTATAATAAACTCTAATTCTTGTATGTTCTTTACCTTTAGAATCTTTTTCAGTTATTTTTTCTTCGTGACGTTCCCGTCTTTCTTCTACCTTTTTAACAAAAATATATTCTCCACCAATTTCTGGATAAGTCACTGTATCAACAGCTTCTAAGTCACCATAAACAAAAGCATCTCCTACATTTGTATCCATCCCATATTGAAAAAGTTCTTCATTTTCAATCTTAACAGCTTTATTGTATTGTTCATTATCATCCATAATGCTATTTTGAATCTTGCCCGATATAAGAAATCCAGTCAAAAGCATTACAGCCACGATGGATACACTTGCTAAGACTTCACGCTTCGTAATCTCCATTTATTTATCTCCGAACAAGTCTTGTGGTGCATCTTCCGATACATCGTATTCAAGGTAGGAATAAGCCTGCTTTTCATATCCAGTCATATTCAAGAAAATACTTGTCGGAAATTTACGTACGTAACGATTGTACTGCTTCACCTGTTTATTGAAGTTACTTCGATATTCTGCAATCATATTTTCTGTGATCGACAGCTCATTCATTAACTGCTTGTAATTTTCATTCGACTTCAACTCTGGATACGCTTCACTTACTGCCGTAATAGCTGTAGTGACATTTTCAATATCTCCAGCCTGACCTCTTCCATCAACAACAGCTTTCAATGTTTCCGCCTCATGTGAATCATACTGTTTCACACAATCCGCAAGATTATACACAAGGTCAACTCTTCGTTTTTCCTGCACCTTAATATCTGACTGTGCTGTCTTTACTTGCTCTTCCATTGCAATAGCCTTATTCTGTGAGCTGTATACTCCAAATACACACATCAGAGCTACAGCAACAACGCCACCCAATGCAATTAAAGCTACTTTCCAATTACTTTTCATTTACTTATTCCTCCGTATAACAGGTGTTTGTAAATTCACGGTACACATCTTCATACAATTCCTACTTTTTGTTCTTTCCAAGAACATTTCTTTCAATGCGATCTTCTACTCTACGATTCATCCACATGAGAGCTTCCTCAATATGAGTAAGTGCACAAGCATTTTCTCTTGACGAAAACGGTCCTGCCTGAAAAGCTTTTAAGCGATCACGTACAATTTCCAGTAAATCTGTGTCGATTACACCGTGAAGCGAATCTTTTTCTTTTCGTGGTCCGCACTGCATCTGTAATGTAAGAAGCAGATTCTCTGGTTCCGCTCTTAACGATGTATCATCATCTTCAAGCGTTGCCGTTCCAGCCTTGTACACACAATATAAGTGATTAGCGCCACCTGGACCGATTTCATCTACGGCAAATACATCATTTAATTTTTCTCTTTTCTGAATTGTTGATAATTGCTTCATTTCTAATCCTCCTGCTCTGGCTGAACATTTCCACAGCCACGACAATATGTTTTTCCATCAACTTCTTTTGTACACATACAGTTGTGTACTTCATCACATTTCGTTTCATTTACTTCTACATAATCTTTCATAATTTTCTACTCCTCATAAATAATATCCAGTCCGTAAGCAACCGCAGCATCATGCTCAATCTTGCATCCTCTTGCATTCTCCCAGCCCTTACAGAAGTACGCTGCATGGCACAAAGACATATTCTCTAAGGACTTAGCAAGAAAACATAATGGAATCTGAACCACTCCACGTTCTTTCATAGCATCAGCACTGTACCACTCGTCTGTAAACAGAGTATTTACAATCTCATATCCTTTTTCTTCAAGGACCTTAATTGCTTTCTCTCTTGTTGCTACGATTTCTTCATCTGTCTTTCCAGCCATTGGCTGACTTAACATTGCTTTCATATCATTTTTCCTTTCTGGTAATTCATTGATACAATCTCTTGCAATTAGCGTATATACACCGCAATATCCAATGAATTCATACCCATTGTCTAAAGTAACTTTTGAAAATCCAGCAAATTTTCTTATGCGTTCATTGCTTCTAAAAATCAAATTATACTTTGTTTCTACGAGTAAGCCTCCACATATACATATTTCTTCATATTGCAAATTTCCGGCTACTTCTTGTCCTGTAATCTCTACAGTTGCTTTTACATTCTTAAATATAGTATTCATATGCTTTACTCCGCAAATACCCAATCTTCTGCAAGCATATCTGCTTGTGTCGGTACATACTGATCACATTTTGTATAATAAGAATCTTTTTCAGATTCACAGGCTTTTATGATAGAGTATTCCTTGCTATCAAATCGGTCTTCCCTTTTGCCATCAAGACAGGCTCTGAAAGTGGCTAGTGCAAGTTGCAAGAATGTGTCTGACTCAAATGTTAATCGTCTTACACGTTTCTTGTTCTTCACCTGCTTCATAGCTTCGTGAAATGAAAATGTATTCATACCACCAAGTGCCGGACAGTTCGTGTCATCCGCAAAAATCCATTCATCGGAGCAAATATTTGTAAAGGTGTAATCCACACACTCGGTGCTACGGACATCAATGTCATTACCATCTTTCGTATGTATCAAAATTGACTGTGCCGGAATACACCAAAACCAATATCCGGCCCATGATGGAAGTTTTACCTTTGCCCCATGTTTCATTGCTTCAAATGCTTCTTTAAATGTCATCGTTTATTCTCCTTTCTACAAGCCCTCTCGCTCCGCTTTCCATTCCGCTACTCTATCTTTCATGATTTTTCTTGCTTTTTCTTGAGGCATATCTTTTGGAAATGTGGCAGCTATGAGAATTCTATACTTATCATTAAAAATTCCTCTTTTGATTTCATTTCTAGTAAATGAATAAAATGGTTCTCCCCAATATACAATCTCCAATGCCTTGTAATCGAACTTTGCTGTGTAGCATATCCCAACATCTCCGATAGACTCACATTGAATTTCGTCAGTATCGTACTCTTCAATTTTGGACTGGTCTTCACTGTATCGAATATTCCTATTGTTTATTGCACATATCAGCTCTGCTTTTTCTCTATTTAATGTAACTGCTTGAATGCCATAATCAGAATACTCACCACTTGTAATCACATACACTTTCATCTCATCACACTCCTAAATCGGCAAGGCAGGAATCGAACCTGCGACACACTGGATATTAGCCAGTTGCTCTACCACTGAGCTACATGCCAATAAGCTGAGCGGACTGCGTTGGCGTGTAGTCCACTCACTGTTACGGTTCTTTATGCGGAACACAATATCTATGGTTGAGTAAAAAGATATTGATTTTGAAAGGAGCGAGACGTTCACCTCGCTTTCTTTTTTTTACTAGAGATACCGCAACTAAAACTCTAAATTAAAAACATGACTAGGGCTTCCCCTTATTCATCAAGATACAGTCATATTCTGCCAGTGTGACGATAAGTCTGAGCGTTCGGGCGCGACCCTTGGCTTCTTACCGCGGTCAAAGCACACATGGGATTGATACCCATAAATTTCACGGTTCTTTCAGATCATGTTTTTTCTACTTGCATTCCTTATTCCGTATGCTAACATCAAAAAACTGCTTATTGAAGAACTTGCCATACCGCTACTTTAACGAATTTCTTGTGTTATACTCTGATTTCTCAGATTCAAGGCAAATCAGCTTATTTGAGATTTCCAGCTAGTCTGTGGTCTCTCACACCATCTTCACACATCACCGGATTATTCTTGCACTGCAAGCGTCTATTCTACGCCGACCACAAGGATTCTGCTATTGACTTCTCTATGATGATACACTGCAAGGTATTGTTGACGATGTTCGTCTCCGCCGGCAGAATCACTTCTGCTGGAAAGAATCAGCTAATCCAGTATCCCGAATTAACCTATCTCATTACCATCGCATCTCAGCAGGACTGAAAAATCCATCTTCACTGAGTTAATCATGTTTAAACAGACCGAATAGGAATCGAACCTATAATTGCGGTTTTGGAGACCGCTGTTTTGCCAGTTAAACTATCGACCTACGGGGTAATTGGGAATCGAACCCAAACTATCAGAGTCAAAGTCTGATGTTCTGCCATTGAGCTATTACCCAATAAAGCTACCGCCCGGATTCGAACCGGGAATCTGTTGATTCGTAATCAACTGCTCTATCCAATTGAGCTATGATAGCATGTGTGCGGGAAGAAACCAACAAACCCGCACAAACGAAATGGGATTCCATATCGCACGTACCTGCACAAACGTGCGAATAGCAGATACAGGAGTCGAACCTGTTATTTCTTGCTTAGGAGGCAAGCGTGGTTATCCGTTCCACTCATCTGCAATTGCTGTGTGTAGGATTTGCACCCACAAGCCCAAGCTCAAGGCTTACTATTGGTTGCAATCCGTTCCAAAGTCAATTGATACACAGCATACCTCGCGCCTTAAAACTACCTCAGACCGCTCAGCAGTCATTCCTTATTACTTCCAGCACGACAATTTGCTGTATCCAGGCTACTGCAATCACTGAATTTGCTCTTATCTCCAACAAATAAGTTTTTACCGGTTTTATACTTGCAGACCTCAACCGGCCGTAATCGGTAGAAATTTCAGCCACGGGAGTCGAACCCGTTATTCTATGGATATGAGCCATATGTGGTTATCCGTTCCACTCGACTGAAGCGCCGTATGAAGGATTCGAACCTCCAAGTCGTTTCCGACCGAATGCATAGCAAACATCTCCAATACCATTATGGGAATACGGCTAAGTGCTTCTCAATATACCGCCATATATCAAGAAGCGTATTTACTCAAAGAAGGGGTCTCCAATGCTACACTTGGAGAATTGGTGGAGTGAGATACGAACTCACGAACCCGAAGGAACTGATTTACAGTCAGCTTGCTTTGTCCACTTGCATATCCACCAATGCGATGGCATTTTACCCGAATTACCATCGTTCATGTGTTTGGAACCTACTAAAGCAAGGTAATCTCTCAATGCCAAAGAATGGAATCGAACCATTTCCTGTCAGCCTTGTTGTCGCGCGCTTCTGACCGCTCTTTCCAATGAGCTACATTGACTTAACCGCCATCTGACGGTTAGCAACAATATTTATCGTGCCGTGCGTTGCACTAGATTTTATAGTCTTTACTGACTAGTCATATTCGCTGATAATGGCAAACAACATAAGCCCGATAAACGCCCATACGCAAATAACAATTGGTGAGCATAGAATGCTAAATATCGTCTCGGCAATTACTTGCGTTGTTAGAATTCCGGCATCACATAATGCACATGCATTGATAACTGCCTTGTAAATCATTTTATAAATACCATTGTACAAACCAGATATGCAGGAACTAATCAAGCATACCCAGGCAACCGTGTTTCTAAATGCTGTCATTCCTTATCACCTTTCCACATTTCTTGCATTTCCATTTATGAACTGTTTTCCAAGAACCATCATCTTGACGGACCAGGTCTGCTCTGTAATGAACCACTTTTCTATGGTCACAGAACAGTTGCTTTATTTTCTTAACCATTTCTTCCTCCGTATTCGCATTCCGTGAAGCTTGCGCCAGTTATTTGAACCGAATAGAACTTTCCAGGCAAATGTATTTTTCAAATAATCCGTATTGAAACTTAGCGAAACTTTAAATTCTCCGTCATTTTCTCCATTCCCTATCTTCATGTCTGCAGCATCAACAAGTTTTTCAGAAAGATCGTGAATCAAATCGTCAACAATTAACATTCTTCGCACCAATCCGTCAGATGTTATAAGAACATGTCTGCAATTTTCATCTTTCTCACCCATTGCACATTCTCCTAAATCGCATTCACACTCTCAAAAGCTTTTATCATCTTCGGGAACTGGATTGCGAACCAGTCAACAAGCGTTTCATCATGTCCAAATTGCCTGTAGTGTTCATAATTCGCTTGCAGTCCACTTTCAGCAAGAAAAGCATGTATAATTTCATGCCGTAGCTGTTTTCGCATCAGTTCATCAAAATCTCCAACTTCATTCACGTTATCATCTCTGATTCTGATTTCTCTTGATGTATAATCGCAACAACCATCAATGTCTTTATCTGCAAATGGTTCTCTAATCACCTTGTATTCCGTTCCAAGAATATTTACTGTCTTAACCATTTTTTTCGCCTTTCTGCTTCTTCAAGAATTCATTCAACAGTATCGGAGTTGCCGATGAAAGAAGTTCGCTCATACATTTCGTGCAAAGCCTAAATCGCCTATGCGAAATTCCCATCTCAGAACTTACATAGTAATATTCACTTCCACAATTTTCACAACAGGAAGCTTTATCCCATTCAATTGTTTTTGGCTCTGTTTTTGGTTGGCTCATCTTTTTCTTCATAGCATCTAACCTCGCAACAATCCAATCAGTTCATCAACCTCAGTAAACAGGAAATAATTACAGTGGATTCTTTGCTCTATAAAGCTATTTACAGCTTCACTGCATTTCCCATTGGTCAAATCCAAGATGCAGTTCACAAAAAACTCATCATTTGAATAAATGTCAACCGGGTTTATAAAGAGGATTTCGTAGATATCATTAATGACCAGTCGATTCCCTTTAAAGCTTCCAGTTATATTAATGCCGGGATTCCGTAAATGATGTTTTATGCAACCTTGATGCCACACTGGCGTTTCCGTCAAACAAATAATCGTATTCACGTGATTCACTCCTACAGATATTTAAAAATCAATTAAATCACCCTCCAAAAAGAATCTATATTTTCAAACTGAAACATTGCTTGTACTGAATCATTTTTGTAAAACAATATAATTCCATGTTCCGTATCAACTATACATCTACTTGCTTCTACGTAATAAACACAATCGTTTGTTATTTGAACGAGATAGGTTGGAGTAATTGGTTTGATTCCTGTATACATTGCGATGCTCCTTTTTGAAAAAAATTTGCTTGAGGGGGTGAGGTTACGCCCTGGGGACCTTTTACACAGAACCCCCGCCGTGGTAGATCACTGGGTATCGAACATATGTATCTATACTACAAACTCTTGTTTTGCATACACATCAAATCAATATCTTGTGTGTGCTAAGTTCTCTTATACAACATGTAGTTCAAATATCATTTACAAGTCGAATTATCAGAAATCTAAATAAATTGTATTAAAAATCAACCTTGGGAAGAGCTTGTACATCAACGACCTTTTCCACTTGATCACCGTCATTCAAATACTTTTGAGCAATGCCTGGCAGGTCAGGCGCTTTTTGCGCTGCTGTCTGCCCTCTTGGCTGTCCCATATTCCATCCATAATGCCTATTAAGTATGCCGAGAATACCGACCGGATTACCTTTTCCGGATGCTAATTTGTTGCTTAATGACTCCTCACGCTCAGCTAGTAATTTTTTGCGTACTCCTAACGAACCGCGTTCAGCTCCCGTATCATTAGCCCAGTTATTAATAGTTTCTTCGTCTATTCCAGTAAGCTTATTAAACCCCATAATACTTACTTCTTTTGAAAATTCATAACATAGATTAATATATATATCACATACATTATCTATTAACTCTTTATTGCTATAATCTATATTACTTTTCTCGTTATATCTTCTAGTTACTCCATCTTTCTTACATGGTTTGAATACTTGTTTATAAATATATAACAGTACACTATTCCATCTTTGCTGGTCGAATGTATATATATCTTTAATCTTTATATCGTGATCTATGCAGTAGTTAGCTATAGATTCTTGTATGCTATCTATGTATACATCTGTTTTTTCTTCCGTAGTATTTAATTCTTGCGCTTCTACTCTTTCCAACTCCTGCATCCTGATCACCTCCAGCCAATTGATAAAATAAAAAAGACCGCGCCCGTTGCAGTTTCGCAATTCTGCTTTACGGGTCACGGTCACTAAGGACTACCAAGAAAGTATATATTAAAGGTTGGCTATATACTGCCTATTTACTTGCTTAATTAATATTCTAGTGCAATTTATTGTGATTGTCAATAATCATTTGCACATCTTTTTTGTGCACATTCTTGTGCATTCCGTCAGGAAAATGCACGTATATATTATATATATTCTTTTTCTTATTCTCTTTCTTATTCTATTGCGTTACGTAGCGTTATTGTAACGTTACACTGATTTTACTTGAATTCAGGCACAGAAAAAGACAGCCGTTTGACTGCCTTAATTCTAATTTTTTTAGTTCTGGAATTTATGCCACATTTGCATAATCGCAAATAAAAATCTTACTTGCTACGGTTTGCACGTGTTCAATGATTTCCTCCAATCGCTCAGCCACTGAAGCAGTATAGAATACCTCTCCGCACTTTTCGCACTTATAGCACGGCACATTCTCGATAATAACATAGCACGCCCCGAGATCGGCAAAATATGCGCTTTTATCTTTCTTCATTTCGCTCTCTTTACAGCTAACACATTTCATAATCAACGCCCCTTTCTAGTCTTCAAATCACTTTCGAATTTGTCTAAGCTTGGAAAATAAGCCGTAATGATCCGGCTTGCTGTTCCTTCGTCACTTGCCACGACATGAAGTATTTTTCCGCTTACACATGCCCCAAATATCAAGCAGCTAGGGAACGGGAAATCATCCGGATACTGCTCTATTATTTCTCCTGACATTATACATGATTCAATATCTTTTATTTTTATTCCTCTTTGTCTGATTCTTTCAAGTGCATGATTCGAAAATAATAGCATATCATTTTTGCAATATTCTTGAATATTTTTAATATCTATCACGTTGTTATATCTTGCCTCCTTTTCGGAAATCTGCTATAATCAATTTAACTTGAGAGCGGTGGCAAGTTCCGCCCTCTCTTGTGTGTCTGAGCTGTTGTTATACGGCTCTTTTTTAATCTTCCAGAGTGCTCTGGAGGTTTTCTAGTATCTTCTGGATCCTTGCGTTTTTCTTTTCGGTGTCTTCCTCTTCCTTGGCTTCTTTCAGGTCGTCAATTAGAAATCTTATGAACCCGTTGAATTGTTTATCTGTCATTCCCATTTGTTCCATTTTTTCTCCTTTCTCCAGCTTGCCACTGGTAACTTGTAAGCTTGTTCCTTACAAGTATTATATTACATTATATTTAATGTTTTATCAATAGTTTTAACATTATATTTAATGTTTTATTTCTCTGTATCTTCTACATATTTTATAATGTTTCCTGGTTGCATATCCAAGAGTTTACAAATCTTTTCTAACGCGATAATTCCAACAATCTCATTTTTCCTTAATGATTGAATAGCGTTTTCTCCTAAAAGCTTTTCTTTTCTTAGTCTACTAGGTGTATATCCAGCCTCTTTCAAGCTATCCAATACATCAAATTTATATACAAACATCTTCAACCCTCCATTCGTTATATATGAAATATTATACATTATAATTAAACTTATTTCAACTCATTTACATTATAAATAATGTACAATAACAGCTGTCTATATTTACATTATTTTTGGTGCTTATGCCGATTGAAATTACATTATTTTTAATGTATTATATAACCATAGAAACGAGATAACAAATCACTCACAGGAGGATATAGAAATGAAAGAAGCAGAAAGAAAGTTATATGAAAAAGGTTACTACTTATCAAACCAGTTTGACGGATTCGGAACAGTTCCAGGCGAATACGAACTAGCAGACAGAAACGGAAATACAGTAATTGACCACTTGACAGAAGCCCAGGTCATCGCACTGGTAGAAATGTTATAAGGAGGAAACGAACATGAAGAAAATAATATTAATAATCTTATTTGTGGCAGAGCTTAGCAGCTGGGCTACTCACTCATACATGATTCGCACAGCTAAGCCGGACACATCTTGCAGAATCACATGGCAAGGTGAGACACATGAATATAAATAGCCGAAACGCTCCAAGCGTGGAGCGTCCACAACGATTTGCCCCGTTGTGCTGATGATGGCAGGCGAGAAAGGAGAAAAGAACCATGACAAATAGAGAATTATCACAGGCAATTAGAAAAGACCTGAAAGAACATGGAATCACAAGTAAAGACGTATCTGTAAGGGTTCGCGATGCGCTATATGATACATCCGTAAATATTACCATCAAAAATCCGCTTATCAGAGAAACGGACGTTGAAAGCATCACAAGAAAATATAGTAAAGTGGACTATGACCAGAGATCAATGGAAATCTTGGCAGGTTGCAACGTGTACGTGCATTGCGAATATGCTTACGGGCTTTTTGATGATGTATCAGCTCCGCTTATTCCAATAGCTGAAAAGGTATTTAATAACGAAAAATACAACGGCCGGAAAATTGCGGAAAATGAAGAAGTAGAAATACACATGATAAAAATGAATGAAGTGGAAAGCCGTTTATATGAATTCAAGAAAAGCGACAAACACCACAGCGCAATCAATGGCTATATCATCCGCAGTCCAAAAAGCCTTGCTGTTGCAATGTGGCGCTTCAAAAATTTACATACAATCTACGCATAATCACCGCTGACAGCGTACCGGGGAGCATTGCCCCGGAGCGGTTTTACGTCCTAGCTCCCAGGGATAAGGGAAGAAAGGGAAAAAATGAAAAAATTTGAATTATTCATGGGATGTCTTGGAAACGGGATCACCGTATGCAACAAGGCGGTAGAAGAAAATGGAGACTATAAAACAATTGCACATATTGCGAATTGCGGGAAAATTACATGGTATGCTAATTCCGCAGATATTCCGGGTAGCGCACTTTTAAGAATCGAGCATGACGCAGACGCAATGCGCGAAAACTGGGAAAAATGGCTTGACTCTATGCCGGAGTCACAGCAGTACGAAAAATTATTAGATTGCGTCCCGGTAAACGTGATGCTCTATGCTATGGATTTAGGCGGAGGAATCCAAAGAAAAATAGAATACTTGAAAAAAGTATGCTATGAAAAATCATATTTTTAACAAAAATCGAAAGGTGGTGTTAATATGTGGCGTGTAGATTGGTTCGGGAACTCTTCGGAGTTCTCGAGAATTTTTGAAACCGAAGAAGCAGCAGAAAAATTTTACAATTCTTTGATTTCTAGAAACAAGAAAATATATAGCATTTAG